ATAAAAACCCCTAGCTAAAGCTCCTGAGCCATAGTGATATTGATATAATTCTCCTGTTCTTGGATGTTGGTACCAAGTTGCTTCTTTAACTTTACCTTGTAGTCGTAAAGGAACTAATTTTTTTAGTCCTTCTTCGACGGTAAGGTGAGGTCCTGGATAAGGACGTCCACGATTAAGAGAGGCTTTAGTTAATGCTTCAGGAACGTTTTTAGCTTCTAAAGGATAATATAGATGGCTATATGGTCCACGTGGTGAGTGGCTACTTGGTGCACGTATGGTAGGTAACTGTGCCCTTTCCGCATCGGAAATCCCTTTGGTATAACGGGCATCTTCTAAACCTTTTAAAGGTAATTGTTTTGGCGAATCAATATTGATGGGACCGCGTGGACCTTGTTTGGTTACGACGGACGGTTTTGCTTTCGGCAACGCATAACGTCCTGCTACGTCTGCTCCGACGCCTGAACCTGAACGCCCAAACACACCACTAAGTTTACTCTTTAGGGGTTCAATAAATTTTGTAAAGTCCTGTCCTACTTGTCCGTATAATTTTTCTGCTCCTGGAACTTTAGAAGCTAATTTTGTTCCCAGTAAGGCACGGGCTCCTGGAAGCGGGAGTAACCCTAACGCCGTCCACGCCGTTTTCCTAGCTAGGTCTTTCTGGTAATCCAGATAGTTTTGACCTTCTTCCGAATTCCAATTTTCAGCTAATTCTTCAAATAATTCTTCAATCCTATTCGGCATAATCTAAAGTAAAGTAGTTAAACCCTTAAGAGGGATTCTTTGTGCGATCAATTCTCGCCTAGAATACCTAATCGTGTAAAGGCTTTTCCTTACGCCCAAACCGTATCCCCTCTCCAAGGACGTTTGCGCTTGAACAACATGCCCGTGTCGCGGAGAAATTCCCGCTCCATCGTGGAGTATTCTAACAGGTCTTGATACAAGTTTTCATCGTACTCCATGCCATTACTCTCTAACGCCTCGATCCAATAATGACGGGGCTTGCAATTTACGTGCAAGGACATCGGCACATCACTCGCGGTCATGACTAAATACTCCTTACAGTTTGCTACCAACGTAGTAATGTAATTTTCTTCATAACGCTCAGGAATGTGTTCCGCCACTTCGACACTCCAGACCACGTCAAACTTCTCATGAAAAATAACGGGTTGATCCGCTAGGTCAATAATCGCTAAATTCGGTTCCCCTAACAAAGCCGCGTCTACGTCTATTCCAAAGGCTCCCCACCCGCGGTCCATCGCCGCCGCAATTTGACCCCCTGGTCCACAGCCCACGTCCAATAAACTGCGGCAACCTAATACGTCCAACCATTCCAAGGCACCTGCGTCTACGTGGGTAACTTGACAGTGCCCGCCCGCGTAAGCGGGTCTAGTCCAACTCATTTAAAATTATCGTCAAACATACGCACGACATTGTTCATGGTCGTACGCCCGTGGCGGGTTTGACTGCTCGCATAGCCACGGAGTTGGGGCATAATAGCCCGTAGTTGATCCACCTGTTGCGGGGTTAATTTATGCGGGGACGCTCCGCCATCGGAAAAGCGGGCGATGTCCGTGTACACATTCCAAACTTTCGGGTTACGAGTTTTCAGGGTAATATCCTTACCACCGCCCCGAATCTTAGTAATTCCTGGTTTACTAAAACCTTTGCCATATTCTCTACCCGCCATTTGCATAATGCCTTGATCCAAAGCAGGCACAGTTCCACGTGCTAATTTCAAAGATTCCAACAGAGCTTTAATGCGGGCTCCTGGAAGGGGGACCGTTGCCAAAGCTGCCGCAGTTAACAGTTCAGGGTTCTCGGGATTTTGTCCCGCGCCCTGTGCTTGTTGGGTCAATTCCCGCTCCGCACGGTTCAGGGTGGCGTACTCTTTGCCGAAACGAGTTAAGAAAGATTCTTCGTCTTCGAGTTCTGCTAAACGGTCAGTTGCCATAAGTAAAGTTGTTATGTGTGTAACAGGTTTCACTAATATACACCGAAAAATATTTTTTGCAAAATTTTTTTGGGTAGGGAACCTAAACGAAAACTACATGCAAAAGCGAGGCAGGAACCAGGGGTGGGCGGTCGGGACCCGTTAGCGGGGCGTTTAGGGGGGTATACCCCTTTACTATAGGTTATAGTATATCGGGCAGTAGAGAGCGTTTATGTAGCTTATAGAGGTATGTGCTAGGGTTAGGGTAAGTAGGTTAAGGGTTAGGGTATGGGTTAGGTTAAGGGTTAGGGTAGGTAGTAGGCACAAAAAAGGGTAGCCGATAGACTACCCTTAATTGAGTTGAGTTAGGTTAGCTAACTAGTCTCACTAGTTCTAACTTACCTTTCTTAGTTGACCACTCTTTACTTCCCAACATTCTAGGGAAGTAGTGAGCAATAATCTTACTCGGTGTTTGCTCGTAGGCTTCGCCGTTGCTATGTCCCCAGAACTGTTGTCCATCGGACTTAGTAGCAAACTCATTAAGCTGACCTATAGTAGCTTGACCGCCTAACTCAAACAGATAGTTAAGCACTAGCTGAACTTGTCTAGGGGCTTGACTATATGACGCTTCAGCATCAGCGCCTAAGCATACAAGCAAGTTAACAGAAACCCCACCACTAGACGCAGTAGGAGTAAAAGGATTAGTAGTAGCTTCCTTTATAGCTGTTTTTATTTTATCTACCATTATTAACCTCTTTGGTTTAACACTAAGACTTAATTGCCTTAGTAGGTACATTGTACATGAACTACTTTACTTTACTACCCCCTAACCTAACTATTTTACTTTTAGTTTATAACCTATAAAATCCCTAAATCCCTACTCGCTCGCTCGGTCCGTGGCTCTATGTATAACTGGTGTGGGCGGGTGGGTCGCGGAGCGACCGATAGAGTGAGTGATAGAGTAGAGTAGAGCGATAGAGTGAGTAGACCGAGTAGAGTAGACCGAGCACAAAAAAGGGGACCGAAGTCCCCTAATCCGTAAGCGTCCCGCTTAAGTCACAGAAATGAAACCCTCCTTAATCAGTCTACGCCTGTAGTGATTAAAGATTTTTCCTGGTGTCTGGACCGTCTCTAACCCGACCGCGTCTAGTGCACTGTTAAGCCCTGCCGCGTCCTCACCGCAAATTTGACGAATAGTCAATTTGTGGTCTTTAGCCGCTGCTAAGCACTCGATAACTTTCTGTGCTTGGGGAGCCAGTTCACCCGCTCCGCTCGTGGTTAGTAACTGAACTACTGCGTTTGAATTGATACTACCTGACGCAGCTGCTTTAAAGTTAGTATCTATCTTTTGTTTTTCCATTTTCTTTCTCCTTTCTTTATGGTTAAACGAGTCGTAACTACCTAGTTACCAGACGAAGTATAACCCAGATTGGTACCAAAGTAAAGCAGTATAAAGAAGCAGACAAACTGTATCAGTTTGTAAACTTAAACCGCAGTTTTAGTTCATATTTGGATATGGGTCAGGGTTAGGGGAAGGGTCGCGTAGCGACCGACGGATAGATTGATAGAGTAGACCGAGTAGAGTAGAGTTAACTCTTAACGAAATCGCCTTCGATCACGTTCGTCTGCGCGCGCTTCTTAATTAGTTCTTCGAGTCGAGTGAGTATGTCGTCCTTGGACATCAAATCGATCTTTGCGGTCAGTACCTCGCGTCTATCGATGTAGAGTCCCCCCGCCTTCCCCCGATGGACCTCGGCAGTTATTGCAGCAGCAATCTGCCCTTGGTCCTTTGCCTCCTCTCGGAGGTCATGGAGAGTTCCTAAATGGCTCTCCAGAGAAATAGCATCTCTTTCCGAGGCTGCTATTTCCAACTCTATGAGGTAGTTTCGTACGAGTGGGTTATGGTTTAGTAGAACACTCCCCTGTGTCTTGGCACCCTTGCGGTCTTTAGTGTAACCCGCTTTGATAGCGGAGTCCGTAGCGGTTTGTCCCTTTAAATATTCTCTGCAAAACTTCTTTTGTTTCGAGTTGAGTGGTTGCCAGGTCTTACCCTTGTCATCGATGTAGGCTTTACCGTCCTCCGTCGGAACAAGTGGGGTATAAGTCAGCTCTCTCATAAGCGTCTCCGATTTCTAATAGAGTTATTAGAATACTAATAGAATTTAAGAGAATTATATACTTTTTCTCGTGCCCTCTAGGAGATCTTACCATAGTTTCTAATAGACTAATAGAATTCTATTAGTTTTGAGAAACACCACAATCCAATGACCAAGAGCCTTTCAGCTCCATTCTATTAGTTTATTAGAGTTATTAGTAGTTTTGCGAAAGTTTTTTCAAAAACTTTTTTAATTTTCAGATAAACAATACAATAACAAAAAACCCACCAATCTATCCGACGGATGGGTTCTTCTTGGGAGAGACTCTTTACTAATTACTATTGTACGCTTCCCAGCTATCGCTATAAAAGAATTTTTCCCCCGAGTCCACGTCCGTGGCTAGTATTTCCGCCGACTCCCAATTTTGTAGTATAGGGTCGTCGGTAGAGTCATCTGCCCCCCGTCCGCCGAGCTCGATCACTAGGAAAAATAACTCCGAGTAGTGTTTCACAATGGCTTCGATCTTGGCGGGTGGTCCTGTATATAAGTGCCACGATTCGCCCCTCCCCGCTTCGGGGTTCGCGTGTAGTCGTACATTATAAATTCTCATTTTTCCCCCTATCTATAAAGTGGTACCTACTTTCAATATCTGGGTATTTTTTAAATACCTCTATTAGTGCGGTTTGTTCATTTACCTCGAACTTCGCAAACTCCACTAAGAAGTCTATCTCAGGCTCGATACCGTTCTCTCGCAACAGTCCGCGAGCTTTTTCGATACGGTCTGTATCGTGTAGTTTAATTACTTCTCCCATTTCTCTCTCCTTTCTATTTAATGGTTAAAATCTAGCTATTTAGCTATAGGTATATTATAAGGGCGAAAAGTACGAATATAAAGCAGCTTTGGACCCGCCCACGAGCCGTTAGCCATTTCCCGTACTCCCAAATCCGCCCGTCCCACGTTCTGTGATGTGGCTAAACTCTAATACCGATGAGAACATCACGTGTTCCACTGGCATAAATACTAGCTGTGCGATCCGATCACCGTTTTGTACCAAAAACTCGTTATGGCTGTAGTTTTTAAGGTAGACCATCAATTCCCCTTGGTAGTCCGAGTCGATTAAACCGAGTACATTCGCGGGCAGTATGCCTCGTACCCCGAGTCCTGATCTAGGCATAATAAATCCAGCGAGCGTGTGGTCGCCTATATAAATCGAGTACCCCATGGGAAACTGTACGGTCTCTCCAGGATAAATCATCGCGTTATCGCAGGAGCGTAGATCCAGTCCTGCGGATCCGACCGTCGCGTATTCGGGTACTCCACGCCCCTCGGCACGAGGGTCATTAAAGATGATCTCAATCTTCTTCATTTTTAATCCTTTTCACCGTCGTTTACCCCTTCAAGTAGATCCACTAGCTCTATACCTGTAACCCGTCTAGCCGCTTCAAAAAGTTCTATAGCTTCTTTACGATTTTCTCGGTAGTAGTGTTTATTGTTCTCACAATGGTCTACTAAGGCGTTGTTTACAATGTCGATGTCTTCATTCATACTCGCTCCTCCAACCGTCTGCCGTACTCGTCGTGCGGCTCGGTAGGTGCATCCTCGGTCGCTAGAAACTCGCGTACGGCTAAGTGGATCCATTCCTCTTTAAACTTACGCGGTGCACCCCCGTCAAAGACCATTTCGTAAACGAAATCGCAGGCGTCTGCACGCTCCTCATCGCTGTAGGCAAACATAAGTTGGTCGACCCCTGCCTTAATGACGTCGTTAAGCGTTTCAGTTGGGGCGGACATCTATAATCTCCTCCGCGTGGTCGATAATATTGTTACGTGCTTCCAGTAACGCGATGCGTTGGTCTTGTTGCTCTAACAATTTTTGTTGTTGCTCTAGGTGTCTTGCCATCTGTTGGACGGCGTTCGCTACTTTTTGCAGTAGTTCGAGGTTTTCCATTTCTTTCTCCTTTCTAGTTTAATGATTAAAAGCCTACCTATATTTTAGTTACCAAAACCGCGAAAGTAAAGCACTTTAAACAACCCCTGACCGTGCGAGACGTTTAGCGGCAAGATAGGTAGCACGACCGCACTTCGGGTCCAAAAATATCCGTGGGTCACGGATCTCTTTGCCGTCGTGGTCTTTGCCCACCTGTTGTACGTGCTTGGCGTCCCGCCAGTCTACGCCGCCGTTTTTCAACATCCTGCGTATTTGTTTAGCTTTCTTTGCGTTCATCCCTGCCCCCTGTATTTTGATCTGCCGCGCATGCGGCGTTTGTGTTTATTCATCG